GAGGATTTCAGCGCTCTGCACAATCAACCGATCACCCAGCGGACGAATGTCCTCGTCACTCAGGTAATCGCGCACCTCGTCAAGCAATGACTGGGGTGCAATGCCGGTTTCACTCAACGCCAGCACCGTGACGACTACCGTCGAGGGCGACGGGCTTTCGGCCGTGGCATCAGCAACCAGTCCCGATGAGTTCCGGGCATGCAGGATGTAACTGTTACGCGGGCCTGCAGTGGTCAGTCCCTCGTATACCAGCTGGATACGCTCGCGCAGCGCGTCGTCCTCTTCCTTCACCTCAGCCGTTGGGGGAAAGGTCGTTAGGTCTTCGGACTGGATCACCAGGCGTTTGAGGTTGACGTTGAATGCCAGCTGATCCAGGTCAGATTTACGGGCGTAAGCCAACAGCAACGCCTTGCACCCATCGTTGACGCGCGCGCGATTGCCGAGCTTGTTGTAAGCACCCAGCTCAATCAGTTTCGTGACGGGATCGCTCTCAAGCGCAGCATTCCAGTTGTTACCCATCCAGTCCCGGAAAATGCCCAGTGCTTCCTCATAGGTGGTTTCAACGTCCAACGGTTCCAGCACTTGCGGCGCAGGCAGCGCCGACAGATCCACCGCACTCATGCTGTGACCTCCAACGTGAAGCTATCGCCCTGATATGTGCCTTTCAAAGCGAACGTGACCTGCCCATCGATCACCGATATAGCCCTCACGGATTCGAGCTTTACCCGTGGTTCCCAACGCCCGATGGCCCGGCTGACCTCGGCTTGCACCGCGCTGCGCCAACCGGCCGTCACCGGCAAATCAACGAACCGGGCCAGTTTGCTGCCGTACTCGGGCCGGATTCTGCGACTACCTTCCGGCGTGGTCAGAATGTCCGCAATGGACTGACGCAGGTGATCGAGGCCCGACAAGGGCAAGCCCGTCTCGCGGTCCATTCCGATCATCGTGATTACTCCAGTGGCTCAAACTCTTCATGCGCGTTCAGGTAGGCCAGCGCGTCGGCATCGGAGGAATCCACCGAGGTAACGCCCTGTGCTACGTCGACCAGGCTGCCGTTGGGCAGCACCAACGTTCGGGAAGTGAATACCGTGTCCCGGAAGCCGATCTGTGCAGATTCCGGTGCAGGCGACGACGCACGCGGAGCGACGGTGATAACGAGATCCGTGGACGCGGTCTCCGTTTTGGTTTTGCTCATGCTTTTCTCCAGACGCAAAAAACCCGCATAGCGCGGGGATGGTCAAACGATGGGATCAATGCTTGTGGTGATTGCTGTTGCCCAGGGTGTCGAGGATCGTCCCCATACCTGTTACGTTGCCGGTGACCAGCAGCGCTCCGTCGATTTTCACGTTGCCCGTGAGGTTGATCGAGGCCGATTGAACTGTCGCGGAATCATCCGTCACGACCACCGTTGAAGCGCCCACCTTCACGGTGACGGTGCCCGTCGGCAGGTTGACGGTGTAGCTCTTGGCCTGCCAGTCGTAAACCAATGAACCGCCATCGTCGAAACGCCAGACTTCGACGTGGTCTCGGTTATCGGGCGGCGCGCCTGCATTGCCATAGAGTCCGGGAATAAATGTGCCTTGTGCAGGATCGCCGCTTGGACTCAGTATCGCTCCCTGCTCGCCAAGCGTTGGTGCGCGCCAGTGCCTGGCTTTTCCGGCAGCCAGGCTATGCCAACGAATCCACGCGCTGACCCAATCGCCATCTGAAACACGGCACATCGGCGGGGAAGATGTCAGATCAACCGCCACCACGTAGACGTTCATGATCAGACTCGCAATCATTCGGTCATGCGCTGCGCTCGCGTAGCTCATTCAGCTCCTCCGCAGATCGATAGAACTCTTTATTGCCTGGCCCGATGTCAGGGCTGAACCCCCAGACCAAGCTGCCAGGCGGCTGATCGGGCCACGGCCACTCCTCGTCGCCCAGATAGATCCCCTGCGTCCACTCGATCAGCCAGACCGCATACCCATCCAGTTCGGGACGGGACCAGTCCTGAGCGGCCCGGACAAACTCAGCTTCGTTGACAGGCAGCCCCCACGTCTGTCCGCGCAACAACACCGCCAGTTGAGTCGCGGCAAATGCCGCTTGCTTCTGGCACTCCTCACGCTCTGAACCGACAATGACACGGGCTTCGAACCGTGCGATGAATGCGGACTCGCCAGTGCCTTGATCAATACCGGGCTCAAACTCCGATACTTCCAACAGCACTGCTGGAACGGCTATTTGTTGCAGCATGTCGGGCATGGTGCCGACATACTCCAGCCCGCCAATTGCGTCGCGGATATGGTGCTCAATCGCTACATAGAGCTGATCGAGGCTGAAAGCTTCGTCAGACACGGGCTGTTCCTCTCAGATACTTCTGCAGTTCGAAGTTGAATTCCTGCTTGAGGATCTCAATCAAACGCGCGTCGGCACGTTTGACCCACTCATCAAAATGCGGCCGCGCACCTTCGAGCGAGACCTTGGCCTTGGCGAGTGGGAAGCGGCTGCCATTCTCTTCAATGAAACCCGACCGGCGTTTTCCCTGACGGGTTTGTTCGTACTCGCTCGCATCAAAATGCTTGCTCGCCGTGCGGATCCATATGTCAGGACTGCCGCCATACACCGTCTTCAGAAACGCGCCTTGATACCGGCGACCCGCGACCGTTACACCGGCACGGTTCTGCCGTGCCCGGCCGATTCGGCTGGCCGATATCGCGTCTAAACCCATCCAGAGTTTTCCGCGCATCGCGCCAGCAGTGACCGGATAAGCACGCAGGCGCTGACGCACTGCGGTCACAGCGATACGCTCTTGTCGGCCGACGGCCCTGGCGATATGCGTGCGCAACCACCTGAGCGTTTTGTTGATCGCCCGCCGTTGCGCGGCCGCAGCAGCCTTTGGCACCGCTGTCGCGAAGTTCTTGAAGGCCTGCAAATCAGCCGTCGCTGGCTGCAGGGTGATCATGCCGTCCTTGGCAGATTGCTTGTAGAAGCTGCCAACACTCATGGGTTAATCCTTAAAACCAGCGTGATAAGTCCATCGCCACCGGGCTCCATACGCACCAAGGTGTACAGCCCACCGCCATCAGGTTTGGGCAGGTCCACCCGCACCTGCTGTCTCTCATGTACGCCGTCAGAGTCTGCGACACGAATGACCAGGTGCGGCTCGCGCAAACCAGTGTTGATACGCCCCAGCTTGGGCTGCAGCCAGGGTGCCGAGAACATGCCCGACACCTCGCGCCCCTCAATGAATGCCGTGTCGCTCAGCAGATCAAACACAGCGTCATCAAGGGTTTCGATCAGCTCGCGGAATGCCATGACTACAACGTCAGGCGGATCTGCGCCCGAGGTCGGGTGCAAAGGTGCAGCGGGTTGGACTGGGCTTCACCGGCAACGCCTTTGCCGAACGGCAGCGTCTCCAGCTTGCTGTAGTACGGGATGCCCTGAGTGTTGACCGTTTCCATGTAGTCCGCTGGAGCGAAGGCCGAGATGTACAGGTCCGGCACACCCTCGGGCACCATTAGCGCCTCGTCGTCATTTACGAAAGCAATACCGGCGACCTTGCCACGGTAGCGTTCCCAGACGATCCCACCGAACTCGAAACTTTCACGGGCATCACCACGCAGCTCCGACGCCTGCGCCGAGTTGAGGTAGGTCTCTTTGACCGACTTGTGAACGATCAGCTTGTTCCAGAAGTTCTTGCCGCAGAACGCGCGCGAGCCGGTGCTGGTTACGCTACCGAGTGCGTCCTCTTGCATGTCCAGCGCTTCGCCCGCTTTGACGCGCAACTCGGTACCTGCGTCGTTCAGCCCCATAGACAGGCTCTGACGCTTCACGCCAAAGGCTGCGTATATGTCCAGCAGCACGGTTTTGCCGTCAGCATCCAGCACTTGGCCATTGAGCGCGCCCATGCGCTGGAACTCGTGGGTAGCGTCAAGCTGACGTCGGGCACGGGCCAGCCGGGTGTTGATCACATCCTGCACGGCCTGCAACTCAGTGCGTGAACCGAATGCGCGAATGCCTTGAATCTCATCCGCCCGGATCGTGAAGCGCTCAGGCAGGTGGACGGTGTTGAACGGAATCATGCGACGCTTGGTGCTGGTGACAACAAGACCAGAGCTACCACGCTCACCGGCCGGGACCAGCGCCAGGGTGTCGCCGTCCTTTTCGATCTGCACAGTCAGGGTGGCGATGCCCTCTTCCTGAAACAGGCCGAGACCGCTGATGCGCCCCGGCAGGTAAGGTTGCTCGTTGATGGCAGCGGTAAGCGTGGCGACGCTGAATGCTTCGTCGTCGAAAATGGCGATATCGGCCATGGGGGTATTCTCCAGAAAAACGAAACCCCGCAAATGGCGGGGTCGGATAAACGAAAATGAATCGGGGTTGGTGGCCGATGGATCGATCAGCGAAGGATGATGAACTGCTTGGCCAGCGCCTTCTCAGCGTCCAGATCGAGACCGGTCAGCAGCGTTTCAGCGACCTCGGCCAGCCGCACGACGGCGCGACCACGACGAACGATGTCCGACTCAGGAAGCGGCGCAAAAAGAATCGCTGTGGCGATCTCGCTGCCGTCTTCAGCGGCCGGGTCGTAAGGGGCGAACTCACCCGATGCGGTCACCAAGCCCAGCAGTTGGCCCGCATTCAGGGCCTCACTTGCTGCCACGTTGATCGACTCTCGCGAGATGTTTCCGGGACCTTCTGAGAGAAGGAATTCACCGGCATGGATAGGCTCCATTTTGATGGTCATGGACGTGCTCCTGTAGAGGTCGTTTTCTTGCCACCCTGCGCCGCCCTTCGGGCCGCATAGATGTCGTGGTGATCGGGTTGTTTGGCCTGGACCTTGGCCGGTGGATCGTCCTGCAGAGGCAGGCTGTTATCGATTTCAAAGCCCTTGCCGCTGCTGACCAGCTTCTCAAACAGACGCGCCTGCACGGCCTGCTTGTCCAGACCTGCGCTAACGAATTCGGCAGTAAGCTCCGGCAAGCGAGCCGCGACACACAGGTCGCGTACCCCCTTGGCCTGGGTGATGGCCGCCTGCACCGTTGCTTGGTCGGCAAGCTTGGTGGACGCAATCAATGGCTCGATCAGGTTGTTGATGCCCGCCGCGCCGCAGGCTTTCGTAATCATCAGCGCCAAGGCGGATGCATCAGCCGGTTCAGGATCAGTTGGTTCTGGTTCGGGCTCGGGCTCAACAGCGTTGAGCTGATCCAGCAAGGCCTTTGGCGTCTGGCGGAAACGCTGTATGGCAGCACCCTGCCCCAGGCAGGCTTTGACCTCTACTCCCGCCCCGATCTCGTCGGCCAGGCCAAGCGCCAGTGCTTCCGGCGCGGTGAGCCAGGTTTCAGCGTTCACCATGCGCCGCAACTCGACCTCGTCGATGTCCGGCGACTTGGCCTTGTACGCCGCGATGATGGCTTCCAGCGTCTGGTCCAGCACATCGGCGACCTTGCGCAGGTCCTCGGCATCACCGGCTGTGTAGGTCCACGGATTGTGGATCATCAACATGGCGTTGGACGCCATGACCATGCGGTGTGCGCCACACGCGGCAACACTCCCGGCACTTGCAGCCAACGCATCGATCCGCGCTGTGCAGCGCTCACCCAGCCGGTTCAGCGCATTGTGAATCGCCAGCCCGTCGAACAGGTCGCCACCGATGGTGTTGAACGCTGCCACGATGGGCGACACGCCGTCATCAATGGCTTTCAGGTCCTGAATGAACTGGTTGGCCGTGATGCCCCAGCCGCCGATCTCACCGTAGATGTAGATCTCGATGGTGGTCTGCTCGGCCTGGGTTTCAGCCTTGATGCGGTACCAGTTCTGATCTTCGACCGCCAAGGCAACCGGGGCCTTATTGAAAATGCGAAACGGCAACAGCGGTTTCATGGGTTCTCCTTCTCGTCGGGGTCCTCATCGAACGCCGACAAGGTGCTGTAGTTGAGGCCCAGTCCACGGGCACGAGCCGCATCGGCGGCGTTTTCTTCGTCCACGATCTCGGCATCGGTGCCGGTGCGCAGGCACATCTCACTGCGCGAGGCGAGCCCCGCGTTGATTTCCATCGTTCTCGATTGCACGTCCTGCACCGGGTGGATGTAGGACCAGCCTTGCGGTACCCAGCGCGTGCGCAAGTATTCGCGACGGCGTGCCGCGTAGTCGTCCAGTTGCAAAGCACCCGACAACACCGCCATGTCCATCCATGCCGCCCGGACGGGACGACACAGTTGATGGACATACACACTGAACTGCAGCTGCTCCAGACGCCGACGAAACTCGTTGAGCACCACCCGGATGGTGCGGTCGTTGACCTCACGCATGTCGCCGGTCATCAACTCATAGGGCAGCCCCGCACCGGCGGCTGCCGCCATCAGTTGCTGCCGCATAAAATCGGGGTAGTTGTTGCCACCATCGGGCGGTGTCGAGAATTCGACCTCCTCCCCCGGCAGCAGCTCCTGCATCGTGCCTGGCTCCAGCGCGACCATCGGCGTGAAGCCGTCGCCTCCGACCTTGATCGGCGCGCCCGTCAACGGGTCGAGCATGGGCGGACCGTCAGCAGAAGGCTTGCGGATGAAGCCCGCGAACAGGTTGGCTACCTCCTGACGAAACAGGACAGCATCGTCGAAGTTGTCCAGGCTGCGCAGTCTCTTGAGCACTGGTGCAAGCCGAGGAACACCGCGAAGCTGGCCGGGCTCCACCGGCTCAAAGATGTGCAGCATCTGGCTGGCCGGGATACGCACCAGCATGTTGTAACCGGCGTTGATAGAGGTCATGTCACTCGGGTGTGAGCGATAACACCAGTAGGCCACCCGCTTGCCGAATCCGTTGAATTCGATTCCAGCGCGGATAACGTTGCCGGTGCTGGTCACCTCAAACTTGTCATGCGGAACGAACTCGGGTGCCAGGCATTGCAACTGCAAGGGCACCGCTAAGCCGTCATCCATCCGCCTGGGTCGTAACCGGACGAAGCATTCGCCCGACTGCTCGACCGTCCGAGCGATCAAGGCTTGCTGGCCGTAGAAGTCGGTCAACTGATCGGCATCGGACTCGTCCACCCAGTCCTCCCACGTCTCCTGAAAGATACGGCGCAATTCCTTGTCCGCGATCCTGGGCTGCGGGGTGATGCCGGTGCCGATCAGGTTGCTGACCCTGCGATCAATGGCATTGGCCGCATACGGATCGTTGCGCACCGCTGCTCTGGAGCGTGAGCGCAAGTTGCGCAGCGCAGGCATGATCAGGCTGTTGACGCCGGTATCAGGTGCGTCCCAAGTGGCAGATCGGCGACCGTCGGCAGCGCCTTCATAGCTGGCTTTGATGCGCTCCGGCACCAGAAAGCCTGAGCGTGAGAGCGTAGGGTAACGAGTGCTCACAGGCCTTTGCCCCCGTGGTATAGGCGGACAACCCGCGAGCGAGGACCGGCAGCGTTGGTCAGGCTGGTGCGAATCAGATCGCGAGCCTGGATCAGCTCATCAACCGAGCGGTATTCGACCGTCCGATCTGCGTAACGCACGATCTTTTCGCCACGCCCTATCGCTGCCTCGACGGCATCAAGGTGCTTCTGGGTATAAGCCATATCAACGTCTCTTCAGATAGCCGCTGGTGGAAGCACGGCGTTGCGTGGGTTGCTGGAGTTGCGGGGTCGGACGATCTGGCGCTTGAACCGCAGCGGCCACAGGCTGGGGTCGAGGTTCCGGCCTCGGCTCGGGTTTTGGCTCGACACTTACACGCTCGGCCACAGGAGCCTTTGCATGACCGGTGTCGTCGAACAGACCGGCTTGAGCCAAGGCATTTTTGAGCCTGGCCCAGTCGTGTTCCCCGTATCGATGCAGCCCCAGGTAATGCGCCATCGCGAGGCTGTACACCAGCAGGTCCAACGCTTCGTTGCGTTCAGCCTTGCCCTTCACCCACTCGATGCGCTTGAAGCCTTTGACGTAGCGAGTAACCTTGCGCTCGGCCACGCATTGGGCGAAGAAGTCATCGGGTAAATCCCTTGGAAAGTGCAGCGCTCCCGGCCCGCTTTCCAAGTGGTAGCGGTTGTAGATCCAGTCCTTTGCCGTGTCGGTACCGACCATCCACAGCTCAGCACCGTTGCGCTCGGTCTGTCCTTTCCACGTCACGTCAACCAGTGAGGGCCGTTGAGCAATAACCGGCTTGCCAGGTTTGCTTGCGCCTTTGATGGCGAAGACATTGCGCCAACGTCGAACGCGGCAGAACTGATACACCTCGTGAGTGTGGTGCCCACCCGAATCGACGGCTGTTGCCAGGATTGCCAGGCTCACACCACACGGGTGGCGGTAGCGCTCTTTGAGCTTTTCATCCAGCACCTGCCAGGTGCGATCATCAGCGGGATCGCCCATGATCACTTGAAAGTCGACGATCCAGCGCTCCATACCTTCGCCGATACCCACGACCATCATTTCAAGACGATTAGCCTGCACGTCGACTGATGACACGAGCGAAAGCACACCAGCAGGCATGGTGCCCAGCACGTAGTTTTCCAGCAGCGCTCGGGCTTGCAGCACATCAGCTTTGGTTTGCTCTTGTGCGCTGTCCCAGACCTTGGCGAGACGAGTGTTGTAAAACACCTGCATCGGCTCAAGGTCGCCGCGATTCTGAGCCTTTTTGGCCTTTTCATATTGCTTGGCAAGTGATGACCAGTCCTGCCACCCCAGCGGGGCATACAAAGCGTTGAGGTGGAAACCCACCGTCTCACCATCGCCCTGGGCATGTGCGCGCCATTCGCCACGGGCGAGCATGTCACCCTTGTGAAACTCCTCGATCAGGACGTCGCAGTCCGGACCAGCGCACTGGTAATGCACGGTGCTGAAGTCCGGCGAGTACAGCAGGCGCTCCCACTCCAGCGTCTGCATATGCCCACACGTTGGGCATGGCACGTAGTAGTAACGCTGGTCGCTGGTCGAGAACAGGTCATCAATCCGCGATGCACCCTTGATGGTCGGAGAGCTGGAGAAGTAAAACTTGGCGTTGCGGCCGAAGGTACTGCCCCGCGTTTCAGCCAGCTCTATCGGGTCACCCTCATCATCAACGTCCACGTCCCAGCGGTCTACTTCATCGCCGTAGACAAATCGCGCCGACAGTTCGGCAAGGTTGGCCGCAGAACCGGCTGTTGTGGCGAAAAGAGCTCCACCTTCGAACTCTTTGGTATCCATCGTGTTGCGGGCATCCCGCGAACGCGGCGAAGCCACACGCTCGCGCAGAACTGGCGTTGCATTGATGGTCTTGCTAATCCGCGCGGACACCCGCTTGGCCAAGCCAAGGCTGGGCAACAAGGTGAGGATGTTCGACGGTGACATGTGGATCAATGCCCCGATCCAGTTGAGTGCTATCTGCGTCTTCATCAACTGCGAGGCCACCATGGTGACCACCCGCTTGCAGGGGTGACCAGGCGACAAACAACGCATCGGCTCTCGGGCGTAAGGGGTACGCGCCGTGCGGTATTTACCCGGTTCGGCAGCACCTGTATCTCGCGGAATACGCATGTGCTCGTCAGCCCACTCATCTACCCACAGTTCCGGGTCAGGCTTAAGTCCGCGCATATACGCGTCATGGTGAACTTTCACACCATCGGCGTATGGAAAATGCATATGAGCGCTCTAAGAGTGAATAGCGTTGTCAAAGTCCGCAGCTGTCATCGACGCCGCGTCATCAAGAACACGTCGCAACGAAGCAACTAGGTATTTTTCAATCTCCCAAGGGTCTGACATTCCAGACAGTTCGGGAGCAATCTGAGTGGGCAAAGACAAAATCAGGTCACGGAGCATACGACCGGCTGCAAAAGCAGCAGCGTCTACTACCGCTACTTCAACGAGAGACTTGTTCGTTTCAAGAAGAGTGGTTTCAGCGAGCCTCGCTTGGGCCAATGCCAAACGTGCTTTTGATTGCTGGTAGCCAACAACCATTGACGGCGACTCTGGCGGGTTAACCGGTTCGATAACATGCGAAATAGGACTGGGTTGAGCAGACGTACTCGCTGGCCGCCTTGAAGGGTCGCTGGTAATACCCAAAAACTGTTCGGTGGCATCGACATCAACTAACCCATCAGCGGTCTCAATCAGTCTTCCGTTTTGAGCAAGCTTGCCCACGTACTGTCGAGACCAGCCTTTGCTTTTTGCATAAGCAGTACGTGAGAGAAATGTCATGTAAACCTCTGTCAACTAAAGCGCTGTCAACTGTCAACCACTGTCAACCAACGTGGGAAAACTGTCCGCTAACAGACTTCCGCGAGTCCGCAGCCCCGTATGCCCCGAATACCCCCAGGGTCCCCCCTCTCTCTGGGCGCACCAAAACAGGTCATTCGACCCGAAACGCCGAGATCACGAGCCAAGGTGCGGGTGGCCGTGGGTAGGTCCATGACCTACTTGCTCTGGCTGCGCAGGATCTGGGCGTCGACCTGATCGGCACAGGTGTCGAGCAGCTTGATGGCCTGATCCTTCAGCTCCCAGACGTCGCCGTTCGAACGAAGGTCAGTCTCATCGGCGTTGATGCGTTCACAAGGAATCAGCTCAGGGGGTTCGATTCGAACCGCTGACGTTTTTGTGACCACCACCGGCTTTGCCGCGCAGGCCGTCAGGCAAAGGCTGAGAAGCCCAATCACGAACGGGCTTGCTGTTGCGCTTGAGGTCTTCAAATTCTTTCCTCGCCTGTTTGGCTTTGTTTTCGCTGGCCTTGATCCGTTGATTCAAGTCCTTCAGATAGGCAGCGTTACGTTGGGCCTCGGCGCGCAACGTGGTGATGGTGGCCTCGCTTTCGAGATTGGCGTCGAGTGCTTTCTTCTTGGCCGTTGCTTCCACTTCCACCTCGCCGCGCAACGCGACGACCCGGTACTGCTGAATGCCGACGAGCAGTACACCCACCAGCGCGATGATGATTGCAGCGGCGATAGCCTTCATAGGGAATCCACCTTCCGGCCTATGAAACGGGCCACCAAT